GTGGTTCCCTTCTTACACCTTCTCAGATGGCATTAAGTCAGAAATTAATTTTAGATAATAAAATACCCCCAAGGATTTCTCCAAGGGGGTATTCTTTTTTATGTATTACTTAGGAAATTTAGCCATCCAGTATTTGGTTCTTGGAGTGATGCCCTTCCATGAGGACCAATCATCTCCACCGTTTGTCATATAGTATGCAATCTCTGCATTCTTGACGGGATTGAACAACTCAGCGTTAGACTCAAGATCAAACTTGGTTCTACGATCAGGACCAAGGTTGTCGATCATATTAATTTGGAACATACCATAAGACGAGTCGCCAGTCTTGTGATTGCCATTAAAGGCTAATGGTCGTCCATTAGATTCTTTCTTTGCTACTGCCCAAGCCACAATAAGGTCTTTGCCCTTGAAGCCTACTAGCGAAAGCAGTTCTTTTAGTTCTAAATCAGTCAGAGAAACCTTATTCTCAAAACTCTCTAACTTTTTTGCCTTAGAAACCAAAAAAACCTCTTTCGAGGTGGTTTCCGATGTCTGAGCCTGTTCAAGGCTAAGATTGTTCTTAGTATCAAGACCTGAATCAGCATTGGCTCCGTTCGACAAAACAGTTACTAATGCTACGATACTGAGTGTGCTAATGATCTCTTTGTTTCTTTCGATAAATTTAATCATAGTTTCCTCCTTAGAAAACAATAACACCCTGGTAGGTGTTACTACCAAGTATAGCATGAGATTTTTCAAAAAGCAACTTTAGAGGGTGGTATAATAAAGATTATGCCACAATATGCATCTAACTATCCTAATTCGCTTTCATACCCTATTGCCTCAGATCCCGTCAATGTACACGGAGATTTCAAGGTATTGGTAGATGCGTTAAATAATATTCTTCCCCCATTAGGATACGGAGCAGCATATATTGATGTTAGAAATACCACAAACGCAGGAATTTCTCAGGGTACTCCAGTTTTTATTAGCGGAAGTGTTTCTGGAAAATCATTAGTTGAAAAATATAATCCATCAAGTGTTTCCCATAATCCAGATGTTCCAATTCTTGGTTTGGTAAAAAATGATATTGCAACAAACACCAACGGGCTTGTTATTGTCTCTGGAGTTATTCAAATGAATACAACAGATTTAGGTCCTGCTGGAACAAAAATTTATGTAGATAATAATGGGGCCCTTGTTGCAGGTCGTCCATCTACTGGACCAGCAAGATATATAGCAGTCGTTGCAATTCAAGCAACCCTTGCACTTGGAGGAATGTTAATTGTTCAGACAAAAGGCAACGGTACTTGGGGAGCACTCAAAGACGGATTGTCGTGATATAATAACATTATGGCTACCTTCAGAAATCAACCCACAGACTCTTATGCGCTAGGTTCAGCACCACCAGAAATTCGTTGGACTGTTGTTCGTGGAGATTCTGCAGCATTTCGTGTTTATGTAACCAATGATGCTAGAGAGCCACTTCTTCTTGATGATTGGGAAGTTGCTATGGATATTTATCGTCCTTCAACTGATGAGGTTGTTGTTTCTTTATCCCCTGAGCCAATTGAGTTTCAGGACACAGAAGGAAGTTTTACTGTAAACCTTACATCCTCTCAATCAGAACTTCTTGAGACAGGAGATATCTTCGACATCCAACTCACAGAACTTCTATCAGAAGGCAGAGTTTGGACGGTAGCCAAAGGGTCAATGGTTATCCTTGAAGATGTAACTCAGTAATGCCAACAAACCTAACCCCATTATCACAAGAATTTTACAGAACAACCCATAGGCTTGCTCATACACAGATTCAAGATCTTGATGTCAAAAGAATAAAGATCGATCACTTCCAGCCAAAGGCTAGGGTTCAAGAGGTTTTGCCGTTTAGAGTTCAGTTTATAAATGTAAGTGTGTTTGGATACTCTAAAACAAATCCACCTCCAATTCCTCTTCAAGTTATTGGTTATAGTAACTATATTCTTTAATAGTACTATTAAAAGGGATGATATAATCACTACATGGCCAAAGTATCAATTCCATCAGTTAAGGCTCTATTCCAAACAGGAGATAGACCTACTCAAGAAAACTATGAAGATTTAATCGATACCGCAACTGCTCAGTCAACAGACTTGGGCTCTGCAGGTAATAATGAAAATACAATCACTGGTATTGAGAACGTAACTGTTGTTGATAACTTTGACGCTACAGTTTGGCGAATGGTCAAGTATATTGTTTCAATATCAAAGACCTCTGCAGGGGACAATAAGTTCTATGCAACCGAACTAACAATTCTCGTTGACGGTACAAATGTAAATGTCAGCGAATACGGAACAATCGACAATGATGGGAATATTGGCACCATTAATGTCTCTCGCACTGGAAATACCGTGGCCTTAACAGTCACTCCAGACCCAGCGATCAAGCCAGTCACAGTTCGTTTCGCACGAATTGGACTTAAGGCATAATAAAAGGAGATATAAAAAATGGCAACAGTAAATAAAGATTTTAAGATTAAGAGTGGACTCGTCGTTGAAGGCCTACAAGGTACAATCAACGGTGAGGTAATTCTTACAGAAAATGCAGGAGATCAATACATTCTTGATTTGATTGGTGGAGAAACACTAGTCAAGTCAGTATCAAACCAGTTTGATGTTTCAGCAGGCGGAGAACTTTCACTTGATCGTACAGTAGTAGATGCTTATTATGATGAAGCAGGTTCAGCAGATGCTGCAGAAGCAGCAGCAAACTCTTACACAGATGGAAGAGAAGCAGCAATTACAACTGCTTATGAAGCATACGCTGATCAAGCAGAACTTGATGCGATTGCATCATCAAATTCATACACAGATGGCAGAGAAACCGCTATCACTACAGCCTACGAATCATATGCTGACCAATCAGAACTTGATGCTATTGCATCAGCAAATTCATACACTGACGGCAGAGAAACTGCCATCACTACAGCATACGAGGCATATGCAGACCAGGCAGAAGTAGATGCTAAGGCCTATACAGATACTCGTGAGACAGCAATTACAACTGCTTACGAATCATATGCTGATCAAGCAGAGGTAGATGCTAAGGCATACGCAGATCAAAAGGTTGCAGACCTTGTTGATTCAGCACCAGCACTTCTTGATACACTTAACGAATTAGCAGCAGCAATCGGAGACGATGCTAACTTTGCAGCAAATCTTGCAACATCTGTTGGCGAGAAGGTAGCAAAGGCTGGCGACACAATGACAGGTGCTTTGACACTTTCAGGTGCTCCAACAAGCAACCTGCATGCAGCAACAAAGGCTTATGTTGATTCAGCAGAGTCAAATGCAATTTCTACAGCAGAATCTTATACAGATGGAGAAATTACAACAGCACTTTCAACTGCTCAGGGCTATGCAGACACTGCAGAGTCAGATGCTATTGCAGCAGCAGGATCTTACACAGATGGTGAAATCACAACTGCTCTTTCAACAGCACAAGGATATGCAAATACAGCAGAACAAAATGCTATTGCACACGCAGATGCACTTACAACAGATGATGTAGCAGAAGGAACAACACAGTACTTCACAGATGCTCGTGCTAAGTCTTCAGCAGCAAGTCTTTTGACTGGTGCTTCACTTACAAACATTACAATCACAGGAACAGGTGCAGGACTTACTATTACCGCAGAAAACGGTGTAGCAGATTCTACAACAACTGATCTTGCAGAAGGTACAAACCTTTACTTTACAGATGCTCGTGCTCGTACTGCAGTAGATGGAACAAATCGTTCATTTACTTCAGTTGAGTTAAACTCAGTTGCTAAGCAGGTCGCAGCAACACTTTCAGCACCAACAGCAGGAATCCAAGTAGCACACGCCTTCGCAAAGGCTGACTACCGTTCAGCAGAATACCTTGTAAAGGTTGCCTACGGAACACATACTGAAATATCAAAGGTCCTTTTGACACTTGACTCTTCAGATAACATTGCAATCACTGAATACGGAATTGTTGGAACAAATGGCTCAGCGTCATCAATTTCAGCAGGTATTTCAGGAGCAAACGTACAACTACAGGTAACAACCACAAACAATAACTCAACAGTTACTGTTATGGGAACACTTATAGTTTAATAAAAAATAAAAATAGTTGGAAGAGGGAGCAGTAAATGGCAACAGTCGATAAAGACTTCAAGGTCAAGAATGGATTAGTCGTAACTAACGGCGGTACATTCGGAGATGCAGTAACAGTAGGAGCACCAACTCTTGCTGATCATGCAGCAACTAAGGAGTATGTCGATAACCGATCAATGGCTGTTGGCTCAACTGCTCCTTCTTCACCAACTAACGGAACACAGTGGTTAGAT